TAAATGTCTAATTCATTATATCTTTTAGAATCATAGTAGAATCGTTCTTTTGTACATTCAATATACTGAGATAACCATTCTTTAATTTCTAATTCTATAGAAGATGAACCTGATAATAAAGGATAACATTTTAAACATCTAGGAATACTTCCATTGTGTATATTATCTATAAATTCGTTTTTACACTTACAACATTTCCATTTATAGTCAATTCCTTGAATCGATTTACATTCATCTTGTGCAAATAAAGGAATGACTAGATTTTTCAATCTATCACTATTAAATAGTCTATTTATAGCATCTAAATGGATTTTATTTTTAAAAGTTTCTGATTTTTTATAATGGTCTACCCCATAATGAATGATACAGGAACTTTTGTATTTTTCTTCATGATCTAGCATTTGTCCGGGATTTCTTATTCCAATACCATTTCGTTCTTCTAGGGTATTTCCTATTTTTGTCTTAACTTTTTCTAATTGAAAGACGTTTTTTACTCCTATTTTTTCAAATAAATTTTTCTCTCTTGTTTCTATATCTTGTAGAGGATGAGAAAATTTTCCATTAGTTTTATCGAGAGTTGTATTTTTGATTTTTTCTTTATTCGAGGGATTTTGTGAATTATGAGAATATCCAGTTTTTTCAAAATAAGTTTCTTTTGCTTTAGATTGATTATTATAAGTTTCATCTCCATATAATTCTTTTTTGGTTATTTTAGATTTTGCTTCTCTTTCTTTCCAGTCTTCATTACTTTTTGATTGTAATTTTTTACTTATTTTATTTCCTACTCCCGGAATTTGCGCTGGGTTAATTATTTCTTTTCCATATTTTTTTTGAAGATTTTTTTTTACATTTTCGGATTTTAACTTATAAGAACATCCAGATTTTCCACAAGTTCCTGCAAAACCTGCTGTTATATTAATAAATTTTTTAGGAAGACCACAAGAACATATAATATTTTCTTTGTCTTTCATTAAAACTTGCGTATAATATATTTTTTTGTCAATTTCTGGATGAGATTTTGAAAGATGTTTTCCTAATCCTTTTAATGATTCTAATTGTTTATTACAAATTTTACATTCCATGTGATTCTCCTAGAATTTATTTTGAATAAAAGTAATTCCTACTTCTAGGATTTCAGAAAAAGGAGGCCAATCCTCTGTCCTTTTATTCAATAGTATAATAATATAGTTTGTTGAAAAATATCAATTAATTATAATATATTTTTTCATAAAAGTAAAATTTTTATACAATAAAAAAGGCTCCTAGAAATTAATCTAGGAGCCATATTAACAATAGTTAAAACTATACAGTAGGCAAATTCGTTAATTTGATACGAGCCAAATACTTAGATTGTAAAATTTTGTTGTCTCCAAAGTGCGCCAAACCTTGGTCTGAATATAGATTCTTAAATTCCAATTTTTGTGTTTTGTACAAAGGAATCAAGGTTCCAAATGCGATTGACACGTCTTCAGGTACTTCATCATTTCTGTAAACTGCTACTAATTCATCATTAGGAACAATTGCTGAAGGAACTTTGTAAATGTCTATACCCTGGATTGATCCGATCTTATGTGCTCCAACTTTAGGTTGTGCTCCAGCGGCATCAAATGTTTTATGCATTCTCAAGTAGGAAGTTGCATTTGGTCCACCATATATCTTGGTGACTCCGCCTCTCTGTAATGCATTATACATTATATCTCCAGCTCTATCAAACGCATTAGTAATGGCCTGAGCTCTCATTACAGCACTGTCTTCACCTGCAGAAGCAGCAGAAGCATCAAAGGTTGTTAAAGTATTTCCTTTAGCAGCATTATAACCGAGTCTTAATGCCTGGAAGTCTAATGATTTTTTCAATTCATCAGCGGCTCCACGAATAAGGGCTTCTTCAGCATCAATGTTTAAAGTTGTGCCTAAAAGCAATTCAGTCATTTTGCTCCATGAAACTCCCAATGGATAAGGTCTAACACGGAACTGATAATCTCTTAACTGCAATTCAATCTGACCAAGTTGTGTATAATTCCCAACAACTTCTGAATTATAATTGAATTCCATTAATACAGTAACGCCAACAGCAGGAGCAGTTGTAAATACAACAGAATAACTACCACCAGAATAACTAACTGTACCAGAAGCAATACCTATTACATTATCTCCACCATGAGTAGCAGGGAAAACGTTAGCACCATTATCATTACCAACTAGAACGTTGTCTACATAAACACGAACTGAGAAAGGAATAACTGGGGTAATTGATAATGTACCAGTAAATGTAGTAGTAGAACCATCTCCTAAAGTATTGCAAGCTTCCTGAACAATTTCTGTTGAAAATCTATAAGCGGCGGATTCAATAGTTCTATCAAGAGCAGTAGCGCCACGTTTAGTTGTATCATACTGAGGATATAAATAGTAAATTGAATCTTTGGCTGTTTCCATAGCCCATTCTAAAAAGATTTCTCCTCTTACTGAGTTAGGATAACCAAGTCTGACGATTCTCATTACGTTTTCAGGAGTAGTACTAAAAGCTGTTGAAATCTGAGTTTCTGTCAATCTCTTTAAATGTCTTTCTTCATTCTCTAGAATATAAGCAGTAGCGGCTACTTTTTCAGGATTAGCATCAAAATTTTCCTGTAAGCCTTTTCCGATTTCTGGTTTCCTAGACCATTTTTCAATCAAGGGTTCTGCGTTCTTTACCCTTTCACTAAATTTCTGTTCAAGCAATTCTTTATGCTGTGAACTTTCTTGCATAACTGTTCTCACGATAGTCTCCATAAACTTTAAAAAATCGAATTAGATGATGAAAAAATCTTATTTGTCTAAAGATTATTTTCTTTTTTGAAGGTTCATTTAAAAAACCTATGTTTTAATTTAAAGATTTATAGTTTCATAAATACTTTTATCGTTCTTATATTTATAGTTATAGCTTTTGAAATAAGTTAAAAGTTTTTTAATATTTATTTTCACAGATTTTTAATTCTATATACTGTAATAATTTATAATAACTTATATGAAAATTCTTTCCTATTAAAAAGTTTATTTTTTCTTTGTTATATGTTATAATATATATGAATAAAATATTAAATTTTTAAGGAGTTAAATATGACTAAACTTGGAAGTAGAAATTATTTGCTTATTTCAGAAGGAGTTAAAATGCTAGGAACTTTTAATCCTAATGAAATTTTTCCGATTTTTGAGGAAATGTTACTAGGTAGTCAAACAAAAGAAATTTGGGATTTTCTTTTTTGGGTCAATAGTAATAGAGAAGAAAGAGCTTTTGGAAAAGGAAATTACGAAGAAAGATTTTCTGAGTTTAAAAGGAGTTTAATATGCGAATAGAATTTATTTACACATTTGAAACAGGACAGAAAATTGAAACATATCCTTTCGTAAATGCAATAGCAAGTTCAGAAGAAACTTTAAAAGAATTGGCAACAGCTTTCCTTTCTGAATCTGAAAAGAAATCTTTAGTTAAAGTTTCATGCTGTGTTTATGGACTAGATTTAATGATCCTGAATGGTATAATAAATGTAATGGTAAATTGTGGTTTAAATAAATTTAAGGAGTTTAAAAAGCAGGGAATAGCAATTAAGTATTCCCTGCTTTACCAAAAATAATTAATTAAATAGCTGTTCCTATAATCCCACCAACAATATCAATAATTTGCCCAGCTGTTAAAGAAACTGATCCGCCATTTGCAAACTTTACTTGACCAGCAGCTGGATAAGTTATAATTCCACCTACATTTGTTACAACTGCATTTGCGGAACTTTTCAATGTAATTTGTGCAACTACGGTATACAAACTATTGAAATCAAAAATTACATAACCAGCACTCTGCTCAGCAGTCGTTACTGTATGTGTATAATTGTATCCAACTCCATTACTTGCTTTTAAACTTACACTCATTGTATTTTCTCCTTTAAATTTTTATTTTTCTACTATAATAGTTGCTATTTTCTTTCCATTTTTTAAATAAACTTCATCTTTATAATCATTAATTATTTTTAAGTTATAGCCAGCGTTGTATAAAGCAGAAGAAATTAAATTATAAAAATTATCTGAGTCCTGATCTTCATTTATTTTCTTAAACTGACTTTCCATTAACTGATTAACTGTTTTTGCCATTTAAATCTCCTTATTTCTTAAACTGATTTTCCATTAATTTATCAATCTTTCTCATAGAAGAAGGTCTTGATTCTCTTACTAATTTATAGCCACCTTCTTTTTTAATTTCTTCAGTTAGTTTTCTTTCATATATTTTATTTGTTTTTAAATTAACAGACTCATCTAATTTCATTACAAATATTTGAGCTTCTAAAAGAGTTTTCTTTGATAAAATCTCTGTTTTGTATTTCTTATAATCTTCATTCTGTTTTTCAAGTTTATCATAGTAGTCTTTTACTTCTTCATCTTCTGTTACATTGATATCTTTTTCTTTATCTTCTGCTTCTTTAACTTCAGCAGCTTTTTTGTCATCTTCTGCTTTCTTTTCTTCTGCTTCATCTTCTTTTATTTTCTTATATTGTTCTGTTGCTTCTATTTGTTTTGTTCTAAAAGAATCGAATTTGATTTTTTCATTTAAAGTAGTCTGAACTTTAGATAAAGATTCATTTAAAGTCTTTACTGAACTCTCAAGAACTTTTATTTTTTCATCTTTTTCAATTAAAGCTAATTTTACTTTATCAATATATTTCATTGCTTCATTATATATTTTAGCTTCTACCATTCCATTAGCTCTTGCTTTTTGATTATCATAAAGTTCTGTCATTCTTTTTGAATAGATTTTTAAATTATCTAAAAGATCAGCGGCTACTTCATACTTTTCACAAATAGTTTTGAAATCTTTATTAGCTAAATCTAAAGCTTCTTTTAAATTCTTTTCTGATACTTCTAAAGAATCTGTTTTCATACCCTTCTTAGCTAAATCAGAAATTTCAGTTTCAGCAGACTCAATTTTTGCATCTACATCTTTTTCTAGATCAGGAGCCATTTCAGTATCCTCAAACCATTCTTTGATATCTTCAAGAGCATCTAATTTTTCTTGAGGATCTTCTTTAGCTTCTGCTTCTTTTAAAAGATTTTTTATACTCAGTCTAAATGTTTTTTCTTCTACAGAAAACTTTTTATTCATAATTCCTTCCTTTAAATTATCTATTATTTTTATTGCATCATCTAAACTTTTAGAACTCTTTATAAAATTATTATTTTTTATTATATTATAGTTTAGATTAGTATCAATTAAAATATCATAACCTTTATAACTTTGAACAAATTCTTCTTTTATTTTCAACATCTCTTCTCTTTTATATTGTTCTCCTTCAGCATCTTTCCTAGAATCATAAGGACCATTTATAATATTAGAACCATCTTTAATCCACCACTTTCCTTTTTTATCCTGCTCTAAGTCTCTACTCTCATTCATTATATTTTCCTTTTTTAAATCTTCTAAAGTAACTACTCTTGTAATTCCAGTATTATTTGCATCTGTTAATTCTATACTTTGTTCATTATCTATTTTCTCTATTCGCCATTTCTTTTCATCAAAAGTCACTTCATCTTCTACATTTAATTTATCAAAAGAAAAGTCTTCTTTTACTGATTCATTGATAGCAATAGCATCTTCTAAAGTTCCAAATACGTCTCCGCTTGGAGAAAGTACATGGTCACAATATCTTTCTAATTCTACTGAATCCTCAATAACATATTTGTTTCGCCCAACTTCTCCAAAACATGAACTCGATAAACCAACGGCTCCACCATCTATTTCAAGAATGTCTTTTACTGTTCCTTTACCATGAGGACCAACTAAAAATACTTGACAATAAAGAATTTCATCTCCATTAGTATCTTTTTTGATAGAAGGATTCTTTTCAATGAAGCATATATCTTTAACAGATCCTTCTTCAGAAGGATGATCCGCAAGACCTACCGTTGTCTTATTTTCCTTCACTATCCTTTCAGCAAGTTTTCTAGAATAGATTCTCCCATTTTTGTTCTCTTTTTCCAAACGCCAAATAGGAAACTCAAATCCTTGACTAGGACTATATTCTTTCCCTTCGTATATAATTTTTCTAGTTGATTCATTTAAAGGAATTTTCTTAATATAAGAACTTGAAGCAGTACATTGCTCAACTAATCTTTCTCTTGCCATTAATAAAATCCTTAATATTTTTAAAGTTTATATAATTATAGTTACATTATTTTTTATAAGTTAATTCTTTGTCTTCAATCTTCTTTCCATTTCAGGAAGTCCATCTTCATCATTATAATAATTTTCAAATTCTTTTAAATGATCTTCAGCAATCCATTCTGCTACTTGTTCTATTGAAGGAAAGTCATTATTAATTTTATAGAAATTTTTTATCTTATTCAGAGTCGGGAGATGTTCATGCTCAATTTCAATTCCCACTTCCAATTCTGTTTTGGTTTGTTCTATTATTCTCATGAGAGCCTTCTTATTATTTCTTTATAATATTAGTAGGTTTAATTTTATTTATTACAGTATAGACATCATTTAAGGAATGGACCTTTGAATCTACTTGAATATAAATTTCATTCCGAAATTGTTCTCCTACCTTATAATATCTATCATAATTTAATCTCAACTTTATATTGTTTTCCTTCAAAATTTTAATGTAATTGGAAATCAAACTATTATATTCTTCTTCTGTTTCAGCTATCACTAAAAAGGAATATGTTTTAAATTCTTCTAATAGTTTTATTTTATCATTTTTCTCTAAAACTATTTTTCCAGATTCTGTAATTATTTCTACATCATTTAAAATTTTCATGCCTAAATTTCCTCATTTAATTTCTTTTTAATATTTGATACTCCACCATTCTTTAAAATTCCTAAAATTTGTTCATGAATAGAATCTGAATTTCTCGAAGTAATATAATGTCTGTTATTATAAATGCCTTCTCTTAAATTTAATTTCTTTTTGGCAGCAAAATATGATTCTCTTATTAATCTATCACTTTTTTCAGTATTTTCTTTTAGAGCATAAACTTTTGATTTGTCTGACTCTGAAAGTTTTTCGTTTTCATCAGTAATTTGTTTTATCCATGTTTCTATATCCGCTGAATCTAAAAAAGAATATCTATTGAAAATATCTTTTATTACATCTGTTGGCAATTTTGAGTTTATGCCTAATGAAGTTGATAAAGAATCTACAACTGCTTTTGCTAAAGCCAAAGTATCTGTTTTCATGCCTAATCTATCCTTCGAATCTTCGATTATCGGGAAGTGCATATTTATTTCAAAGTCCTCTACTTCTGGATCATATTTTCCAATTATAATCATATGAACTTTCACCATTTGAACTAACTCTTTCAAAATAGCTTGCTGAACTGTTAAAACAGATCTTCCAAAAGGTTTATATTGCTGCAATAATGCTTGTCCAGAAGCTCCAAACATAGATCCCCTATCTACAATTAAATACCCTTTAGGTATTCTTGTTCCAATAATTATATCTTCTCTTAATAATTCAATATCGGCTATATCATCTAGTTTTAATTCACTGGTTATCATTGTATATTTTACTAAATCCATTGGAGTCCAAATTTGTCCACCTACTGCATAGTCTTCTCTTGCTCCTTCATTAAGAGTTAAATTCAAATATTCTTCTCTTGCTTCATTAATAGCATTCCATTTTTCTGCTTCAGTCATAGAATCAGAAACTTTTATTTCAAAATGTTCTTTAGGAAATTTAGCAGCTCTTGCCATTGCCATTAAATTTTTAGAAGCTTTTAACTGTCTGAAAGGACTAATAGAATTTATTAAAAGAGGTCTTCCATAGGGATAAAATTCTGATTTAGAAGAAGCTAACCTGAAATGAGTAACACACCAAGGAGCTAAGAATATATTTTCTTCTAATTGAAAACCAAAAAGATATGATTTATAATATTTCGATTTATCTTCCATATCTGTTTTATTTTTTAGAGTGTCTGCTAAATCTCTTAATCTTTGATCTCTTGAAAGAAGAGTATTTAAATTTCTAAATTGAGCCATTTGTTTCTTGCAATTTATCATATTAAATTCCAAGCGATCCAAAACACAAGTCGGATCTACTACTATTGAAGAAGTATAACCTTTTCCATCTTCTAATGAGTTAATCATAAAAGAATCACCATAAAGTGCTAAGTTCCAAGCAATTTCTCTTAATGATTGATGATTAATACCTATTTCTTCAAAAAATTCTTCTATAAAAGTAATTACTTTTTTGTCTTTTGCATTTATAAGAAGTGGTTGTGATTGAGAGTCGAATTGAACTGTTTCATCTGCATACAGATCAACAGCTGCTGATATAATAGTATCATTATAATACATATAAGAGAGGTCATTATAACGAGCTAGTCTATTGCGTAGTGTATCACTAGTGTCATTGGTTTGATGTAACCACCAATCCCACATTCTCTGCATATCTGAAGGAAAATCAACAGGTTTTGATCTTCCAGTTTCCTTTTCGATTTCACCAGGATATATTGTCTTTGCTTTCTTAGAATTTTTATCATAATTAATTGTAAACCCAAATAAATTAGAAAGTTTATTTCCAAATTTTTCATGCGTACTTATATTAGACATTTGTACTTCCTTTATATACTATAATATTATAGTTAAGCTAATTCTATTATATGTTTTTTAATTTACATTTATCTCCATGCCATCTTATATAATTTGTTTTCATAACTTTGAGATAACAATATTCACATTCTATTTTTTTAGGATGTTTTCCATAATTAGGATGATTTTTCCCTGATATTCTTTCTGAATGTTCCTCTTTTAATCTGTCTGCTTTTTCTTTTCCATGTAGCTCTTCCCAAGTTTTTCCTTTAAGATGCTTTGCTTCTTTTCCTTTTCTAGTTTTTGATTGTTTTTCTTTTGCTATTTTTGCTTTTTCAGAACCATAAATTTCCTCATAAGTTTTTCCTTTATCATTATGTCTCCTTGTAGAAATTCCATTTTGTCCATAGCATTGATCATTTCTACCATACATATTATTACCAGATCCTTTTCTTGTATCAGAACATATTTTGGAATATTCTTCTCTTTGTTTCTTATATTTTTTATTTCCACAATATTTCTCTTTCCCACTCATGATCACAAAAGCAGATAATAAACTATAATTCTCTGGATAAATTTTTGTAAGCAAATAATGAGCCATAAAATGTTCTTCTGCTAGAAGATCTATTAAATTTTCCTTTTTATCAGATCCACTCATACAATGAGGAATTATATGATGTCTCTCACAATATTGATCTTTTCTAAAAACAGGAAAATCTTTTCTCTTTTGAATTAAGCCATCATAAATTTTTCGATAATTCATTGAATTGCCTCTCTTGAATTTTTATCTTTTGAAGACTCGTCAAAGTCTATATTTATATAGTAGAAGATTTTAGAAAAGGTAAGATTTACTGAGGTAAATAAATCAAATGGTTGACGCCATCTGTCCCTTTTCTTAATCATTTATTAATCATTTCTTTTAATAATGACATTTTTTCAATTTTTTGTAGAATAGCTTGTTCCATGTTTACTAGATCTTGTATTGTAGCAGGTTTTTCTAAATTTCTTTGTTTGAATATTCGATTTATTAAATCTAATTTAACTGCTATATCTCCTTTATCATTTTCTAGTTCTTGTTCTAACTCCCATAATTCTGTATTAGTTTTAGCTTTTAATTCTTCTTTTGTTAAAAAATATTTTTCATCTGTCATAAGATTCTCCTTACCAAAAATGTTTTTTGCCAGAAGGGGAACGATCATATTTGAAATCTGATTCTGTCATATTGATTCCCTTCATGTGCTCCGGGATCAAGGTAGTTTTAGAACTAGATTCAGCAGTATAATCTCTCTGTAAGATTCCACAACAATCTAATTTAGAATGACATCTTAATTGACTTTCTGTAAATTCTTCCTTCATACCTTTTTCTAATTCAGTTTCTTGTTTACATACTGGACATTTATAAGCATATTTCATAATTCTTCCTTCATTATTTCCTCTGCTTCTTTTTGAAATTTTTCTAACTCTCTTTCTGAAAACTTATCTTCAACAAAATAAGACTTTCTTTTAAAAATTTTCTTAAAGATTTTCTTAATAAAAGAAAATTTATTCTTAATGAATTTCATAGAGGAAGCTCTTTTTTCTAATAAGGGAATTTTTGAATTAAGAATATCTATAATATTATAATTATTTTCTAAACTCAAAATACTGAATGCAGTTAATTTCTTCTCCTCTATTTCATTTCCTAATTTTACGTAGCATAAAATCTCTCCTTGAGGGAGTTTAATCTTCTGCTGATAAATTACATAAGCCACTAAAGCAGATTTTAAGTTAAAGTCTTGAGTTCGTTTAATTTTATTCATTTAATATATCCTCCAAGTTTTTCTTTAATTTTCTTTGAAATTTTATTCTTGTTACAGAAATTTATAAAATGATCTTTAATAGAATTTACTTTTAAATCTTCTTCTAAACTTTCTTTTAATTCTTCTTCATTCTTCTTTATATAAATTTCCCTTAAATATAAATATCCAAATTTTGATTCTGCAGATTCTTTATTTGGGGCATCAATTATATCATATATTAAATCAGGTCTTGGTTCAGGAGGTATATCATTATAGTTCAAATCGACATAGTCTAAAAACTTTGGAACTTCTATATAAATCTCTTCTTTCGTTTCTGTATCGATTACCAATATAAAAGAATCTTTGTTTTTCTCGTCAAATCTTGTGATTAAAGCACTTCCAAGATAACCTATTTGTCTCTTATGAATATGCCCTCCGACTCTTTTTCCTTTTAAATAATCTAAATTTATTCCATTATACTCACCTCCAAAGTTAATTGTAGAATCTTCTACATGGTGAAAAATATAATTTAAATCATTTATCTCATAATCTTCTTTAGATAAATCTTCATAGTGTTCTTTCATTGTTGAATCTAATACTCCAGTTTTATCATAAATAAAAGGAAGAAATAAAAGTTTAAGATTATCTATTTCAATTTTATAATCTGTGTAAATAAGAATTGTATTTTCTATATTTGCCAATGGCTCCTCCGCATATGAATCTTGTGATCTATTATACGAATGATTCCCTGCTATTAGATACTTCTTTTTAAATTTCATTCCATTGAACCAATTAATCATTAAGTCATGAACTCTCGGATTAGGGTTTGCATGATGTGCGACATCTCCTAAATGAACCATTATATTATCTTCTTTGTTAAAATCTTGTTGATTAAACCATTTGCAAAATTCTTTGCCGGCTGAAAAATGAGGCTCCTCAATTCGAAAATGAGTGTCTCCAACAATTATTATTTTAGACATTTTCATTCCTCCTATTATCATGATATTTTTTAACTGAATCACTTATTTTGTCTTTAGTTTTTTGGGAGGGCTTAGGAACATTAGTTTTTCCTAAAACCCATCCTTCGTTTAAATATTTTTCTATGGTATTCATTTCTATTAATTTATTCACGCCATCTTTATAAACATATTTTTTACCTTTATTACATCCGATTCTTCCTTTTAATTTTTTTGAAACTTTTTCTCCTAATCCAGGTTTCTTCTTTCCAAAATTTGGATGATACTTCCCAACTAATTTTATTAATTTTATATTTTTTTCTCTAAATATTCTGTAAATAATCCCTTTTGAAATACTGGTTAATTGTGAAATTATCTTTATAGTTTTATGTTCTATTTGATAATAATCAATAATTTCTTTCTGAGTTTTTTCATCAATTATTTTATAAGAAGGACTTTCTATTCCCCTTCTAGAAACTCCACTCATACTATTCTTTTCCCCTTTTCCCGAACCATTTCTATTTTTAGTTTGATTAGATTTTTTTATTATTTCTTTAGCTCTATCAACCCCATAACTTTCATTATAGGATTTCCCTTTTTTAGATTTACTTTCTTTTTCTCTACTTTCTTTTGTCCAAATAATTCCCGAACTCCCCTCTCCTCCAAAAGTTAAATTAAGAAGAGGTCCTAATTTTAAATCATGACGACCAATTACTCTTATAAATTGTTTTTCAAAATTAAAAGCTTCTTCTTCAATTAAATTTTCTTTTATTTTTGATATTATTGGTAATAAACCTATTTTTATCAATTTATTAATTTTTTGATTTTTAGGACTATTACTAAATTTACCTCTTTGTACTTTCTTTAAATGTAAATTAATACGTTTTCCTAGCCCTTTACCAATATAAAAAGGTTCGAAATCAAAAACCTCATCGATTTTCTCATAACCAAATTCCTCAGTTGTTCTTTCATATGAAAATTTTCCTGGTTTTCTAGGATCTAAATAAATATAAACATAAAAAGAAAAAGAATTTTTATCAACTTCTATCATATCTTATATTTAAACTCCTTTTATCATTTTCAAATATTCTATTCCTTTAGCAGACTTTCTCCACTCTTCCCAACTTTCATCTTCTTCTAAATGTTTTATCCAATCAGGATGTTCTTTACTCGATTTAAAAGGTTTTTTATGTTTTTCACATCTATCACATATATGAATAATTCTTTTATCAATTTTAGACTCTACAATATTTAAATGATCATTGCAAAAATAAAGTCCACAACCATTTTCTCCACCATAGGAATCACTTCCACAAACATAAGAAAGCCCTCTGTCTATTTCTTTATTACATTTTGGATAATCACAATAAGCTGGAACTCCATATCCTATCCAACGATTCCATGAATCATCAAATCCTAAACTCCAACTCATATTAAACTCCTATTTCTCTTATGCAATCCTTATGAGTTAAAAATTCTTCTCCCGTTTTTTTATATCTGCATTTAATTAAAAAGCTATTCTTATCTATTTCTTCTAAAATTACTTTATCATTATTTAAACTAAATCCGCCTATTTTCTTTTCATATTCTTTTCCTATAATGTATTCCATATTTATCCTCTTGATTTTCATATTTCTTTTTTATAAATTCTATTTGTTCATAATCATCTAAAATTTCTTTTGATTCTGTCAATCTTTCTTTACATTGTTTACATAAATAAATTTCTTCTTTATCTCTCGTATAACAAAAATAAAGATGACTTCCGCAAAAATATTTTCCACAGCCTAAATAACCTTCTTTTCTCATTGCTCCACAAACTTGATTAACACTTTTATCTATTTTCTGAAAACATAAAAATTTATTACATTTTATTTTCTTCATCTTTCTATTTCCTTTAAATAAAGAATATTAGCTTCTCTATCTAGAATTTTTACAAATAAACAATTTTCATGAAATTCAATAAATCCATCATCAAATTTTATTCTTTTCCCAATAGCATTTGTCTTAAGTAAATCCCCTAACTGTAAATATTCTGTCATTTTATTCCTCCAAAAATTTTTATAAAAACAGAGGGATATATTTCAATCCCTCATTTACTAATTAAAAAGTTACCCCACAAACAGGACAACTTGTAAAAGTACTAGGAGCTAAAGTTTTGCAAGCATCGCACTGTAGTAAATCTCCAGCTTCTGGTTTAAACAATAACTGACCACTTTCATTTTCAATGCCTATGATCATATCTTTAAACTGAGGTGGAAGAGCTGTTAGCCCTTTAAAAGTTACTTTGTCTAAAGTATTGATATCAAATACTTTATTTTCAATTGGAGCAACTACTGGTTTAGCTCCTCTTGAAACTAGTTCCTTAGGAGTTTCTTTTACAGGAACTACTTCTACTTTAGAAGATTCTTTTATAGGTTCCTGAGCTTTTTCTTCTTTAGCTTCAGCCGCTAACGCTTTTTCCTGTTCAGCTAAATTTACAAGTTCATCATAAAATTTAGTTTTAAAGGCTGCATCTACTGCTTGCAAAAAGATTCCTAAATTCTTTAAAAGTTTCTGATAAGAAGTAATTTTAAATAACTTATCAATGTTATATCTTTCCCAACTTTTTTCTTCATCAGTTAAAGGAGTTTCAACTATAAAATCTTTTACAGGAAGTAGAAATTTAAATTCAGGCATTTTTAATTTTTCAGTTGAAGCTTGATAAGCTTCATAAATTACATCTGTTGGTAATGGACCATTTTTTGATTTTAAAAGAGCTATGTCATAATCAATCCAGTCTCCATAAGATTCAACTACTTTATCCCAGATATAATTATATAAAGAATCTGGAATTCCTGCTTCTGGCCATAATCTTCCATCCTTTCCAACACTAACTCTTTTTGAAAGTAATTTTGTATGCTTATTTTCTTTATGCCATGCAACATCATGTCTATCAATTACATTCATAATCACATATGAAGCTGGCTTCCAACCACCATTAGCTATTGTGGAGTCTGTTTGATTATTATTAGCAATTCTATTAAAAATAGTTGGATGAAGAGGTTCATTAAGATAAACTCTTGCTCCTTTCGGACCAATAGTTTTATCCCACTTGTAACTCATTACCTTATCGTATACTTTCCATAGAATCCAGCAAGGATTTTCTGTTTTTAAAGGCCAGTTACAAATGAAATTTTTATCATTGTCACCTAAAATCTTTGATGTTAAAACAGTTTTTGGAGAATAAGGATCTCCATCTCTTGCATCTTTTGGATTACCTAAAATTCTAACAAGTTGTGCTTTGTCATATTCCAACCCTACATAAACTTTGTCTTCAAATTCAAAGTTTCCTTGACCTCTTGATTCCTTTTCTTTCTTCTCTTGCTCAACTTTTTTCTTAGCTTGAGCGAACAATTCTTCTCTTGTCATGCTTTTCTCCTTTAATTTTTTGAGTTCTTAGAACTCTTTTCAATATAATAATAAAATTGACTTAATTTATCAATTTATTTTTAAAATTATCTAAATCAAAGCTTTTCTAAGGGGAAAAATTACAAATTCCCAAATTTTTTGAAAAAACTTGTTCACATATATTAATATTTAATATTAAGTAGGCATTAACTAATTTAATTTTTAATTTATAAATAAAATTAAAAATCAAATTACAAGTATATATATAAATATCATTGTATGTATAATGTTTACAAAAAGCAATTGCATATTTATTATTTAATATTGCACTATTTGGACAATACGAGATTAATTTTACTTTTTTAGTTTTTGGATTGATAGATTTAATATATAGTAGAGAAATATAGTTTCCTTTCAATAATATTTTTAGATATTTATTAAAATTTTGAATTTTGAATTTTGAATTAACCGCTTTTTTAAATTCAATGCTGAATGGCATTCCCTTTTCCAAGGACTTGAATTTTTTTATTTTATATTTCAAAGGATTTTTTGAAAAATATTCAAAATTTGATTTACAAATAGCTAAAACTTTAATTAAGTTATCTACATTTTTCTCTTTATTTTTTCCCTTCCCTTTATTAGGGAATAAATTTTTAAATAAATTTCTATAAAATAAATCTTCCTTTTTATCTAATGATGAAGATAAATAATCAAAAATTTCATAATTTTCCTTTCTTTCATAATCATTATTGTGGGTTTTCTTTTTGACTTTGATTGACCAGTTATAAATATTCAATAATTCTTTTTTAAACCACTCTTGGCCATGTTTAATAACATCTTTAGATGTTCCATCATAATTTTCCATTATGCATGCTTCATAATCTTCATAAATTTTAAAATTGTACTTCATAGCTATTTTATAGCACGCTTCATTTCTATGACCAGCAGTTACTTTTGGATTTTCGACGTTTTCTTTTTTACTGGATTTTTTAACTAAATTTGCAGATATTAATTTTTTGGTGTTTGCAAAATCTGAATATTTAAAGGTATTTTCATTCATCCAGGATTTTTTTTCTATTTGAACTCTTTCTAAAATTTCAAAAAATGATAAATTTTTTATAAGTGTTGAGCTTGAGGGATCATAAACTCCGCAATTTTGTCTATAGTTGAAACTATAAGGAAGTCTAAATCCTCTACCTGTGCTGAAATTAGAATATAATTCTATTATTACACCAAATTTAGTTACAATATTTTCTTTCAATCTACTAACTACAGATTCAGGAATGTTGTCTTTAAAAACAAACCATAGATGATATCCTTTTGAATAAAGGGTGTCACTATGTTCCACTATGAGAGGATCTTTTAATTCAAATACTAGAAATTTAAGTATTTCTTGAAGTATTTTATCATATTCTATCATCTCTTCAGTTACTTTTTCAGTAAGAATACTTTCGTTCTCTTCTTTTCCTTTTCTTTTGTTATCTAAATCGACTAATAAGAAATGAGCCTTTTTATGAAATCCCAA